GCAAGCAACAGGACTTAACAGCTCTTATGCAGCATCATACTGGCCATGGTTACAAACTAAATCTGCAACAGGAAGAAACGAATGGATTCCAGCATCAGTTGTAATACCAGGAGTATATGCTTTTACAGATAATAGTTCAGCACCTTGGTTTGCACCAGCAGGATTAGTAAGAGGAGGAATTACAGGAGTAATACAAGCTCAAAAGAGATTAACAAGAACTCAGAGAGATACACTATACTCCAAAAAAGTTAACCCAATCGCTTCTTTCCCAGGACAAGGCATTTCAGTATTCGGTCAAAAAACTTTACAAACTAAAGCATCGTCTTTAGATAGAGTAAATGTAAGAAGATTGTTAATTGAATTGAAAAAGTTTATTGGCGATGAATCAAGAAACTTAGTATTCGAGCAAAACACATTAACAACTAGAAATAGATTCTTAGCTAGAGTTAATCCTTACTTAGAGTCAGTAGTACAGAGACAAGGTCTTTACGCTTATAGAGTAGTAATGGACGACACAAATAACACTGCAGACGTAGTAGACAGAAATCAACTTATAGGTCAAATCTTTATTCAACCAGCCAAGACTGCTGAATTCATAGTACTAGACTTTACAATTGAGCCAACAGGAGCAACTTTTGCAGGATAAATTTAAATTAAGATATTTATAATAAACAATAAATAAAAATGGCAGTATTAGATCCAAACGAAATTATGTTTAGAGCCTTCGAACCGAAGGTACAGAATAGATTCATCATGTATATGGATAACATTCCATCATTCATGGTAAAAACAGTATCAGCTCCTTCGTTTGAAGATGGGGAAGTTGTACTAGACCACATCAACTCTTATCGTAAGATTAGAGGAAAGAGAATGTGGAATGATATGGATATGACATTATATGATCCAATTACACCTTCCGGAGCTCAAGCAGTAATGGAGTGGGCAAGACTATCTTACGAATCAGTAACAGGTCGTGCAGGATATTCAGATTTCTACAAAAAAGACTTAACACTTAATGTATTAGGTCCTGTAGGAGATGTAGTATCGGAATGGATTATTAAAGGTGCATTCATTAAAACTATGTCACAAGGAGACTTTGACTGGTCATCGCCTGAAGCAGTTGAATTATCAATGACTGTAGCAATGGATTATTGCGTACTTAATTACTAATACAAGCCTTAACATAGATAAAAGCTCGATTAATTTCGGGCTTTTGTTGTTTTAAAAAAGTATTCTTCGTATATTTATATTAAGAACTAGTTTTAATTAATAAAATTTATGGAACAAACACAAAAATTCCCAACAGAGATAGTAGACCTACCTTCTATGGGTAAACTCTACTCAAAAGAATCCCCATTATCTAGCGGTACAATAGAAATGAAGTATATGACTGCTAAAGAAGAGGATATACTAACTAATCAAAACTATATTGAAAAAGGTATAGTAATTGATAAATTGCTTAAAGCTCTTATAGTGGATAAGACTATTAACTATAATGAATTATTAACTGGAGATAAAAATGCACTGCTGATAGCAGCACGTATTCTAGGTTACGGGAAGGATTACGAATTTAATTATAGCGGTACAGTAGAAAAAGTTGATTTATCTCTATTAGATAATAAAAAACTACATCCAGATATCGAAAAAGCAACTGAAAATGCTTTCAACTTTACCTTACCAACTACAGGACACGTCATTACATTTAAACTTCTATCACATGGAGATGAATCAGCAATAGATCAAGAAGTAAAAGGACTTAAAAAAATTAATAAAGAATCATCAGCTGAATTATCTACTAGACTAAAGCATATGATAACAGCAATTAACGGTGAAACAGAGAAAAAAACAGTTAGATCATTCGTTGATAACCAATTCTTAGCAAGAGACTCTAGAGCGTTTAGAAAGTACCTTAGAGACTTTCAACCAGATGTAGACATGACATTCTACCCAGAGAATGGTCCAGAAGGGGGGATAGATATCCCAATTGGGGTTAATTTTCTTTGGCCTGACGCCGTCGTATAGATTATCCGTATTTACGCAAATTCATGAAATAGTATTCCACGGCAAAGGAGGGTTTGATTACGATACGGTATACAATATGCCTATATGGTTAAGAAACTTTACTTTTCAGAAAATGCAAGATCATTTCGAAAAAGAAAAAGCCGAATATGATAAAGTAAATAAGAAATCACAGACAATGAAAGGCGGTAAAATGAAGAAACCATCCTATAGCACAAAGGCTCGTAAATAATGCGGGCCTTAACTATTTATAATAAACTCAATATATAAATGGCTAACGGAAATAATGATCCAAATCTAGATCCTAGTAATTTTGCAAGGAATAGAGAAGAGGTAACTAAGCTAAGTGAACAGTATAACAAGTTTGCTCAAGAAGAAGCTAAGAACAACGCAACTTCTTTAGATAACGCCCGTATACTTAATGCAGAACTTAGAGATATACTGGGAGTCAAGCAAAACTTAAATGATCAAGATAAGACTCTTAGAAATTTAGGAAATGAGATTGTTAAAGCAGCACAACAGAATGTAGTCGAGCTCGGTAATGCAGGAACTATAAACAGAGAAATCTCTAAAGCTAAATCACTTCAAAATAAGCTTATAACAGAGATGACCTCAATGACAGGAACTCTCAGCGAACATCAACAGGATATAGCACTACAAATAGCACAAGCGTATAACACTCAACAAGGATTATCTGCAGAGCTAGCAACGGCAACTACAACCCAAGCAGAACAGTTAAAGATTGTTAGGGAGCTAGAAAGTAAAACTAAGTCTATCGGAGTACTTACAGAAGAAGAATCAACTAGACTTAAAGAACAACTAGCTGTTCAGAAAAACATACTCGACGAAGCAAATAACAGAGTTACTCAAGCCAGAGAACTTGAAGAACATGGAGATAAAGTAATTGCAGACCTTCAAGAGTCACTTGGACTAGAAGGTAAAGTAAATTCTTCAAACGCTAATAAATTAGCTGCTACTATAGCAATGAGCAGAGCGACAGATGAGAATTTAGCTACTCTTAGAGAAGAAGAAAAGATACAACGAGCTATAGAAGATAGAATGGGTGTTACCGGTGCGTTAGTAGAAGGTACGGGTGCATTGATGGAAAGACTAGGTATGAGATCCGGTATATTTCAACAAGCCATGAAAGATGCTTCTGCAAATATGAAAGAAATGGCCGAGGAATCGGAAAGAGTAGATCCAATAACCGGTAAAATATCAAAGAACTTTTCTAAAATGGACATAATGATGAAAGGTCTCGGGACTTTAGCATCTGGATTTGGAAAGGCATTATTTGATCCTCTAAGTATGGGGTTAAAAATTCTATCTGTACTATCGGAAATAAATAAAGCATCAGTTGAATTTACAAGACTAACCGGACAAGCAGCTTATAAAATGTCAGGTGTAGCTACAGAAACTTCTACAGCAGTAGACCTGATGAAAGTAGCTGCTGAATATACTAAACAAACCGGTATAAACGCTGCTGCTATATTTACTCCTGAACAGTTAGGTCAAATAGCAGATGCAAAAGACCTACTAGGATTATCAGCTGAACAAGCTGGTAGTTTAGGTACTATGATGAAATTGACCGGACAAAGTGCTGATGAGTTTCAAGGTAGTGTATTTGATGGAGTACAAGCATTAAATGAATCCGCAGATGCAGCCATCGCACCTACTGTAGCACTTCAAGACGTATTAGGAGCATCTGACGATATTAAAGCATCACTAGGAGGGAATCCAGAAGCATTAGGTAAGGCAGCAGCAGCAGCTAGAAAACTAGGAATGGACTTAGGTAAAGTAAATGCTATAGCAGACGGATTACTAGATTTTGAATCTTCTATTGAAAACGAATTAGAAGCACAGTTACTTACTGGTAAAAATATAAACTTAAATAAAGCTAGAGAATTAGCATTAAATAATGACTTAGAAGGAGTAGCAAATGAATTAGCTAATCAAGGAGCATCCGCAGCTGAATTCGCAAAAATGAACCGCATACAGCAACAAGCTATGGCTAAGGCTATGGGAATGTCTAGAGAAGAATTAGCTAAAATGGTTCTAACAGAAAAAGCTATGGCTGATATGACAGATGAGCAAAAAGCCGCAGCTAGAGGAGTAACCTTAGAACAATCCAAACAAATGGACATTCAGGAGCGTATGAAAAAAGCAGCTTTCAAGTTAGCAGAAGCATTCGCACCTATACTAGAAGCTGTAGTTCCTATAGTAGAGTTATTAGGTAAAGCAGCTGGATTAATCTCTCCACTTACTCCTTACCTATTAGGTGCATACGGTGCAATAAAGTTAATGAATGGAGGACTAACAAACATAGCTTCAGGATTTGGTTCAATAGTTAAAAATTCAATGAACTTTGTCAAGAATTTAAGTCCTAAGAATTTTAACTTTTCTGCAATAGGGAAAGCATTCCAAACAGGCTTTGGAGATAAATCTAAAGTTGTATTCGATGAATCAGCAAAAAGATTTAGAGATTTAGGTTCTGGTAAATTTGTTTCTGCCGATAAAGCAAAAGAATTAGGAGCTAAGATGCCTGACAGTCTGAAGAAAACAGGAGATACAGTTGGAGACTTAGGAGATAAGACAAAAAATGTAAAGGCAGATTCCGGAGCAGGCATCAGAGGATTTCTTAAAGGACTAGGGGATGGATTAGCATCTATCGGTAGACAGATAGGCGATGTTATAAAAGGTTCTATAGCTATAGGAGTAGCAGGATTAGCTTTAGCCGGTTCATTCGCACTTGCTTTAAAAATGGTGAAAGATGTAGATCCGGCACAAATGCTTGCATTTGCAGGATCGTTAAGTATGTTAGGACTAACCTTAGCAGTATTAGGAAAAGTTGGAGGAAGTATAATCCAAGGAGCTTTAGCAATGGGAATATTAGGAGTTGCTTTAATACCCGCAGCATATGGATTTAGCCTATTAAAAGATATTAACCCAGGACAGATGTTTGCATTTGCCGGTGCATTGACTTTATTAGGATTAGCTGCAGCAGGAT